AGTATCTGACGATACTCCTACAACTACAACAATTTTTGATGATGATTTTGTGAGATTTTGGAAGGCATATCAAAAGAAAGGTTCTAAGAAAGATACTTATGAAGTATGGAAGGAACATGAATTTGATGAACAAGAAATTGATCTAGTTATTTTTGCTGCTAAAGAATATTCAAAAGAAAATGCAAGTGATAGAACTTCAATGATGTATTCCAGAACATTTTTAGAAAATGAGATTTATTTGGATTATCAAGATAAGTTCAAAAAATACAAAGTCTACTTAAAAGAACAAGAAGAACTGGATGAGATTAGGAAGAAGCTTAAGATGAAGGATGGTTATGAATGATAACAACGTAAAAAGATATGACAATGAATTCCAATTCTTAAGCATCTTATCCAATGATAGAAAATTAGTAGACAAAATCAAATTTAGTGAAGACTACTTCAAGAGCAATCTTTACAAGAAGTTTTATCGCTATCTGAAGAATGAAAGCAAAATGGATATTGAGCGTATGCTTGATTACATGACTTTTAAAGAAGCAAAGGATTTTGTCACAAAGGTATATATCAACAACATGTATGCTGACAGCGACAAAGAATCCATGGCATTGGGATATGCTAAATTGATTTTAGAAGAATACAAAAAGGATGAATTGATTAAGCTAGGTGCAGTAAGCGGAACAATCTCAACGAATGAATACTATTCGAGGCTGACTGAGATTGTAAAGCTAAACTGTGAAATAGAGGTTGAAACGCTATCCAAGGATATGATTGACGAAATGATATCAGATGATAGCCAAGGGATTGCTATAGATGGGTTTAGTATTTTGAGCCTTTTCCTCAAACTTGATATCACTGATTTAGTAACTGTTGCAGGTACTAGTGGTTTTGGTAAATCGGCATTTCTATTAAACCTGTACAAATCCTTGTCACAATACAAGAACCTGTACAAGTGTCATTACTTCAACCTGGAGGTTTCACCTAAAATCATGATTAAGAGATTACTTGCAATTACATCAGATCATAAAGTTGATGAATTTAACAAAGGTATCATCAATGATGACTTCTATATAAAAGCTAGGGATAAAATACAGGACAATGATTCTTACATTAAAAGTGGTTCTATCTCAATAGAGGAACTAAAGGCAGTAACCCTTAATTCGTTAGATCCAAACAAAATCAACATTGTGTTTGTAGATCATATTGGATTATTAGAAACTGAAGATAGGAATTTCAGTAGAAATGAATATGACAAGGTTACTCATTGTATGAAGGAATTAAGAAATCTAGCTTTGGATAACAATCTTATCATTTTCGTGGCAAGTCAATTTGATAGAGCTTCAATCAAAACCAATAACATAAGCATGTCCTCTTTAAAATCATCAGGAGAAATAGAAAACAGTTCTACTCATGTGCTTTTGCTAAAAGAAAGCCAACAAAGAGAAACACCACCAGAACAAAAGAAATACTATCAAGAAGTAACCGTTGAAATTGCTAAAAATAGAAATGGTGAAGTAAGAGAACTTGATAATTATACATTCTTAAAAACAAAACAAATATTTAGGGAAAGTTAGAGGAAAGTCAAAATGATTAAAGTAGAAGAAATTGTTGAAAAATACAAAGGTTATGAACTGGATGAGGAGAAACTAAAAGAGTTTCTCGTTCCACCTAAGCCTAAGACTATATGGGATTTAAAAATTAAAGATGATTATTGGTGTATTAGCGATTATGACGGTAATGTTAGGTCTACTTGGGATAATTGTGTAGTTGATAATTATCGAAGAAGTATGGGAAATTGTTTTTTAACTGAAAAAGAAGCTGAATTTGAAGCCGAAAGACGTAAGGTTGAAGCTATCTTATTGAAATATGGTAGAAGGAAATTTAAAGATTGCAAAGATAATGTTTGTATGTTTTATAAACACGAAGAACAAGAGATTGCCATAGCGAATGAAACAATTTATCAAAAGCAAGGAACTATTTATTTTGAAACATATTATCATTGCGAACAAGCTATTGATGAAGCAGGAAAAGATAACATCAAGAAATATATCTTTGGAGTTGATGCAAAATGATTAAAACAACTAACATCAATGATTATATCTCATTACAGGTTCTTAAAAATTACTGTTACTCTCATGGGGAAGATGACTGCAAAAACTGTGCGATCGACCCCGTATGCAAATGTATGAGCAAAATTCCTGCAGACTGGAATTTAGAACATAGTTCAGTGAATGAAGGTGATTCCAAATGAGAAAAGAAGATATCGCAAAACCAGTAGATCGTAAGAAATGTCCAACCTGTAAATACTACAACCAAAACAAGAAACGTTGCTCATTGAGGATGTGCAAAGATCAACCGAGCTTGTTTGATTACATTGGGAACAGGTTCTAGTTATGACAGTCAAAAGATTGGTTGATGAACAAAAAGGTGAATACTGGAAGGAATACAGGGATGGATATTTCTTTTCAAACTTTGGAAGAGCAAAGCATGTTTATAAAAATGGCAGTGAATATTTATTAAGCCCGTACATCCACAAGACTTCAGGAAAAACAGTTTTAAAAATACATGGCCAAGTACATACGGTTTCAAAAATCGTTTATGAGTTGTTTGTTGGCCCTATCCCTAGTGGATATAATATTATCCATAAAAACAAGGTTAGAAGTGACAACAGTCTTGTAAATCTTCAATTAGCTACACCAAGAGAAACAGGACTTCATTATGGAAACAGGAACCGAAAGGCAATTATCTATGATGCAATAAACGATTGCTATTACAAGTCGACCAGAGAGGCAGCAAAGAAGTTATTTATTTCTAGACAGACTGTAAGTGACTACTGTAGTGGGAAAAGAAAGAATCCCATGTTTGATTTGTCGTGGGAAAGATGCTGTGATTAGCAATGTTTGATTTATTCATGCGATATTGTCGAATGGTTGACTGCAAGAAAACATTGAGGTTAACACCAGCACAATGTAAAGATAATGAATTAACAGTATCAGAGTGTACATTTATATATGATCACTTTGATACTTTAAAAGCTGAATATCAAAAGGTGTACTTACTTTCAAAGTCATTAGGAAGAAAGATACCTTTTGAATATGAGGCTGTTCTAAGAAAACTTTATGATTAAGAAAGGTTAAGGAATTATGAATATAAGAGAACAATTAAAAGAAATGTTTCAAATGCAAAGAACATTGAACGAAAACATTTTAAATGAGTTCGGTGAAGAAGCAATGACGGAAGGAAAATTAGAATTAGCAATTATTGATGAATTAGGAGAACTAACACATGAGCTTAAGGGAGACTGGTGCTGGTGGAAGAAAACACAACCACCAGTTAATCGTAAAAGAGTTCTAGAAGAACTTGTAGATGTTTATCATTTTGTTATGACATGGGAAATGTTAGATAACGAAAATTTAAAAATTGAAGATTTGTTATATTATTACAGTTATTATATAAGTCGATTTGGGAATGGAGTACAAGGTGATTTAAATGACTTTATTAATAATGTATCAATTGAAAATGATAAATTAGAATACCTTTTAGATTTAACTGAAAGATTAGGTTTCTCATTTGATGAAGTTTATCAAGAATATCTCAATAAGAATAAAATCAATTATGAAAGACTTAAAAATGGGTATTGATTATGACAGCACAAGAAATGTTTGAAGAATTAGGATTTGTAACGATAAAGAATGAAACAGCTATTGAATATGACTTATTCATTGATGAAATAGAAACTGTCTTTGCTATTGGTTTTGATTTAAGAACCAAAACAATGTATGCAGTATTTGGAGATAAACCAATAAACATTGATGTTCCTTTATTAAAAAATCCTTTAATGAAATTGGTTGAACAACAGAAAAAAGAATTGGGGTGGTTAGATGACTAAAACAAGAGGACAACTAATATCTATGTTCCAACATATGAAAACAATGCCTAATGATAATGCAATCAAACATATCAAATATGAAGATATTGACACTGCTTGTCAGTATCTTTTAGAAGATAAGCAAAAGATTGAAAAGCTAGAAAAAGCATTAGATGTCGCCTGTACAAAATTAGAGGGGCTATGTACGTTTATTGAAATCCTAACTAACAAAGCAATTGATCATGATAAAAAATATTGGAAAGAGAAGGTAATGGAAGAATGATTGCTTTTATGGGTATCTTCATTGGAGTGCTATTTTTTATCATATGGTTGTTAGCAATATTAATCGGTGAATATAAGAGCGAAAGAATGGATTTTGCTTTATATATTAAAGCCCTAAAAGAAAGAAATAATATTTTACAAAAAGAAAACCACGAGTTGTGGAATGAAATATACAAGAGGAGAAAATAAATGAAAAAAGGTGATAGAAAATGATAATAAATTTAATACGTTTTATCATAACTGACTGTCTTATCTTCATTTACATGGTGATGCTTGGTGCAGTCAATCTAAATAGAACGAGTGAAGACTTTAAATTTGTATGGAGCTTACTACACTTTTTCTTAGTTGTTGGTATGATCATATATTTTGTGTGGTGAGGTGATAAACAATGTACATTAACCTATTCTGGTGCGGAGTTGTAGCAACTATCTTTGTCGAATTGGCAGGGATAATTGCTTATGCAATTTATCAAGATCATAAAAATTAGAAGGAGGACAATACTAGATGATAACAATACACACATTATCAATTATGCGTAACGAAATTCGCGTATATAAGAGTTTAATCAAGGAATGTGACAAATTAATCAAGGATTATCAAACACCTCTTAAAAAGCTTGAAAATGAGCTTTTAGAGGTTGAAGAAAAGTTGAAGCTTATCAAGTCTCCTGGCAAAGGTGATGGACTTGGTGGGTTTGTTCAAGACAGTGTAGACAAGTATAACTACTTGATTGATAAAAAAGATGAATTGAGAAAGTCAATTGTTGATTACGTTCAATCAAACGAAAAAGATTATTTGGAAGATCTAGAACATTGGAATGTGCGTATTGCTAGTGTTGAATATTACCTCAATAAAATGGATGCACTTGATAGAAAGTTCATAGAAGATTTCTATTACAATCTTACAAAGACTCAATGTATGGAACGTTATAATATTACTAATATTACAAGCCTTTATAGAAAAGCTGACAGAATTCTAGAAAAATTGTTAGGAAAATAATAAAAAAATGCTTCTATGTAGAAGATTCTACCTGTATTAGGTGCTATTATGTTAGTGTAAGGTTTCGGCAAAAGAGAGACGTTACTTTTCCCCATGATGAATTATTTTTGAAAAGCTCTTGTTTCAGGAGCTTTTTAGTTTGCTCAAAACAAGGCAGGATAGTGAAAAGATATCACGCAAGTCTCTTAAGCTTGTATTCTAGGTTTGATTCCTAGTCCTGCGACCAACAGTAAATAAAGGAGGTGTGTCATCATGACCGAAAAACAAAAACTGTTTTGTGATGAATATTTAATTGATCTAAATGGCACACGTGCCTACAGAACAGTATATAAAACGATTAAGAATGATAATGTTGCTGGTGTTCGAGCAAACAAACTTCTTAAACAAAAAGATATAGCTGAGTATATCAGCAATCGACTGGAAGAAATACATAATGAAAATACTGCAGATATTCAAGAAGTCATGGAATATCTTACATCAGTGATGAGAGGTAAAAGTGAATCAAATGTCCTTGCTCTGGCTGGTGATGGTTATCAAGAAGTCATTGCTAAACCCCCTGATGAAAAGGAACGTTTAAAAGCCGCTGAATTACTTGGTAAGCGTTTTGGTATGTTTAGGGACAATGTTGATATCACTTCAAACGGTCAAACAGTAATTGTAGATGATATAGATGAAAGTTAGTTTAAAGTCCATTATTGGTCCTGCTTTCTATGATGTTCATAAACATATCAAAAACAATGATTACACGCACTATTGGTTAAAAGGTGGCCGTGGATCATTGAAATCTTCATTCATTGGTACTGAAATTCCTTTAGGTATCATGAGGGATGCACAAAAGGGATTGATGAGCAATGCGGTTGTTATCAGACGTGTAAAAGATACATTGAGAGGTTCAGTATATGAACAAATCAAGTGGGCTATTTATATGATGAAAGTTGAAAATGATTGGGAGATACCTGATTCAAAACTGCAGATGACTTATAAACCAACAGGACAAGTCATTATATTTAAAGGTGCTGACAATCCTAAAAAGTTGAAATCAACAAAGGTGTTTGTAGGTTATATAAAGTATGTTTGGTTTGAAGAATGTGATGAGTTTGAAAGTCATGACAAAATCACGAATATCAATCAGTCTTTACTTCGTGGTGGTCCTGAATATTGTGTGTTTTATTCTTTTAACCCACCTGAAAGTCAAAGAAATTGGTGTAACAAAGAAGTTCTAGTTAAACGAGATGATACATTGGTATCTCATACTACTTATCTTCAAGCACCGAAAGAATGGCTTGGAGAACAGTTTTTAATTGAAGCTGAACATATGAAAAAAGTTAAGCCTGAAAAATATAAACATGATTATTTAGGCGAAGTTACTGGTACAGGTGGAGAGGTATTTACCAACTTATGTATTAGAGAAATCAAAGATGAAGAAATTCAAACATTTGATAGATTAAAGAACGGATTGGACTTCGGTTACGCTGGAGATCCATTGGCATATTTAAAAATGCATTATGACAAGACGCGAAGACGTCTTTTTATTTTTGGAGAAGTCTATGGTACGCGTTTATCCAATGCTAAAGCAGTTAAGAAAATCAAAAAGCTTAATCCATTAAATAAACTTGTTACTTGTGACAGCGCTGAACCGCGTACAATCAATGAATTTAAGCTATTAGGATTAAGAGTAACGGGTGCAAAGAAAGGACCTGACAGTGTAGAAAATGGTATCAAATGGCTTCAGGATTTAGAAGAAATTGTTATTGATCCAATTCGTTGTCCTAATGCTTCAAGGGAGTTTAATGATTATGAAATTGAAAAAGATAAGGAAGGAAATCTTAAAGGAGATTTTCCAGATAAAAATAACCACACGATTGATGCTGCACGATATGGTTGTGAAGAAGACATTATCCAATCAAAAGGTCGAGCAGGAAAGAACCGTGCTAGATATGAAAATTAGGAGGTATCCACGTGTATACATTCACAATAGATAGTTCAAGTTATGATGAAAAAGAACTGAACATGATTCAAATTGAACAGTTGATAACAAAGCATCATAGCTTGGTTGGGAAAATCAAGAAATGCCAAAGATATTATGAAGCACAACATGATATTAAACATAGACAAAAGAAATTAAAGACTGCAGCAAATAACAAAGTTGTTTGTAATCACGCAAAAGATATCAGTGATACCGCTACTAGATATTTTATGAACAGTCCTATTTCTTATAGCAGTTATGATGATAGCGATAAAAACAGTATTGATAAATTAACTGAAGCTTTTGACAGAGCGGATGTGGATGATGTTGACAGTGATAACGCACATGATATGAGTGTTTGTGGTGTTGCCTATGAATATGTCTATGCTAAGCAAGATTCAACCGAGATTGCTGTAAGAAATTTAGAAGCGGATCATACGTTTCTTGTATATGATGATACGATTGAACAAAATCTTTTGTTTGGTGTCTATTATTATCGCTACAAGGATGCAATTACAAGTAAACATTGTTATCGTGCAACAGTTTGTACTAAAAATTATGTCAACACAATGATACTAGAATGCAGCGGGCAAAATCATAGAAGAGTAAATGAACCTATTCCTCATTTCTTTGGTAATGTTCCAATCATTGAGTATCGCAACAACAAGTTATGCATTGGAGATTTTGAACAACAAATATCTTTGATTGATTCCTATAACAAACTCATGAGTGATCGTGTAAATGATAAAGAACAGTTTGTTGAAGCTTTGCTTGTTATCTATGGTTCATTGTTAGGTGATGATGAAGAGGAAGTAAGTGAAGTTATGAAGATTTTAAAAGAAAATGGATTGCTTGAACTTCCTGCAGATGCAAGAGCTGAATATCTTTCAAGAACTTTCGATGAAAATGGATTGGAAGTATTGAGAAAAGCCATTAAGGAAGATATTTATACATTTTCCCATGTTCCTAACTTAACTGATAAAAACTTTGTTGGTAATAGTTCTGGTGTGGCTATGGAGTATAAGCTACTTGGTTTGCAAATGATTACCGGAGAAAAGGAAGCGTATTACAAGAAAGGATTAAAACGCAGGATTGAGTTATTTTGCAATTATTTAAATCTTAAAGCAATTGCGATCAATCCTAACAATATCAAGATTACTTTTACTCGTAAGCTTCCTAAAAACTTGAATGAACTTGCTCAAATGATTGCTAATTTAGGTGGAAAAGTTTCAACTGAAACACTTATCGAACAGCTTCCTTTTGTTGAAGATGCACCAAGTGAAGTTGAAAAGGTAAAACAGGAAAATGAGGAAAACATCAAGCTTCAACAACAAATGTTTAATCAACAAAGTAATGAACCTTTTTCCAAAGATGAGGACAAGGATGATGAAACACAAAATGACATTGGCACAAAGAATGATGCTTCCAATAGTAAAAATGCTAAACAAAGTTCTAGCGTTTCTAATTAGAAAGTTTGGTTAATATGAAAAATCAAGATTACTGGAAGAAACGTCAAGAAGAAAAACTCAATGATATCCTAGATGATGCACAAGTTACAAGTGATTATATATCGGATATCTACAGTAAGGCTTGTTGCTATACTCAGGATAAAATCGAAGGTATTTATGATCGATATAGAGATGGACATGGGCTTTCTAATACTGAAGCAAAACAATTGCTTTCTTCAATGATTGATGATTATGATTATGCTAAATTAAAGAAATTGCTTGAAAATAATCCAACAAGTGAAGAACGTAAAGCATTACTTAAAAAGTTGGATGCACCTGCTTATCAGTATAGAATTAAACGTCTTGAAAATATGCAAAGTCAATTGGATCAATTGATGAAAAAAATTTATAACATAGAAAAAGATAAGAGCACTGATTGTTATATCAACAGTGCTTTTAATGCATATTACAAAGATGTTTATAACCTTCAACAAGGAATAGGTGTTGCTTATTCTTTTGATGAATTAGATGCGAGTTTGATAGATAAGACATTACAATCTAAATGGAGTGGTAAAAATTACTCTGATAGAATTTGGAACAATACAAGTGCATTGGCTGATTCTTTAAAAGAAGAAATGATGATGGGTGTTCTTACTAACAAAACTGAAAAAGAAATGGCTGAAACCATTATGAATAAGTTTGCAGTTGGCGCTTTTCAAGCAAGAAGGCTTATCCAAACTGAAAGTGCTGCAATGTCCGCATTTGCCGACCAACTTGCATATGAAGATGCAGGAATTGAAAAAGAAATGTTTATAGCAGTTCATGACAGCAGGACATCAAAGATTTGTCAGCAACATGACAGAAGCATTGTTGAAATATCAAAAGCACAGGTAGGGGTCAATGTTCCACCACTTCATCCTAATTGTCGTTCACATATGATTGCTTATATTGAAGGTATCACGGACGCAATGAAGAAAAGACAACGTAATCCTATTACTGGTAGAGATGAAGTTGTTGATCTTAAAGAAGATTATAATCAATGGTTAAAAAGGCAACAAGAAGAGCATGGTGTAGATACTGTTGATACTTTTATGAAAAAAACAAAGAATTTATCTAATGATAGAAAGCAATATCAACGGTATAAGAATGTTTTAGGTAAGGAAAATATGCCAACTTCACTATCTAAATTTCAAGATATGAAGTATAATGATATTGAGAAATTCAATGATTTAAAAAGCTTTTATTCTTTTAAAAGTCGAAATGAAGAAGCATCCTATAATGATTTCTTATTGCATAGAATAAACGATTATGCTCCTGGTAACTCATCAGTAGCAGAAAGGATTAATGGATATGTATTAAAAGATACTAAATCAAAAAAAGAACAGGATCATATTTTCAAGAGAATGACGGAAAGAGATATTACATCTGATGATTTACAAACGTACGTTGATAATGCAAAAGTTATGTTTAATCAATGGAACGGTAAAAGGAGATTATATATTTCTAGTAAAGGTGCTGCAGTTGTTGTAAAAAGAGATGAAGGATGGATATTTAAAACAGGTATGAAATATACTGATTATGGAGAAAATTACATGGCAATATTGGAGGTTATGAAAAAATGGAAAAAATAGAAATCAATTTTGAAGAAGATAGATATTGTCCTGTATTTGAACGAGTCATTGATTGTGAATGGTGCTATGAATCTCTTCTTGGAATATGTAAGTTGATTAAGAAAGACGCTGTTCATGAGTTAAATGAAATTCCTGATGATAAAATGGATGAGGCACTTCAAAAGTGTAAAAAATGTAAATATAGTGAATTGACCGACAAATAGTCGGTTTTTATTTTATCTAAATTTAAGAAAGGAGGCAGTCTATGGCTGAAGGATTAAGACCACATCATCATTGTTGTTTTATTTATGATATAAAAAGACATTATAATCATAAAAGACATTGTGTGATTAAGAAAGTTACATATAAATGTATGATGTGTGATTATATGACACATGAGATTTATGAATGTTATGAACCACCACCAAAGCCTAAAAACAAAGTTTTAGAACGAAATAAAAAGAAATATGACAATCGCGAATGATTGTTTTTTATTTTAGGAGAAGCTTATGGCTAAATTAAAAGTTATTAGAAATATGATTGATAAAAATACAGGTGTTGTACGTATTACAGGTGATGTATTTGAAGTCAATGATAAAAAACGCATCAAAGAGCTTTTAGATGCGAAAGTAGTAGAAGAAGTTAAAGAAAATGATAATTAGGCAATCTCAACTGATTGTCTTTTTATATGTCCAAAAACTTATGACATTAAAAGATGGGATGGTCTTACGGACCTTAACTGGAGGATTTTTATGAAAAACAAATTTTTATTTCCTTTAAACATTCAAATGTTTGCTGATGATGACCCGGGAACTGACCCAACAAATGTTGATGATCAAGGAAAAGAAGGTGAAGAGGGTGGAAAACCTAATAACCAACCTAAAACTTTTACCCAAGAGGAATTAGACAAAATCGTTCAAGGAAGAATTGCTAAAGAACGTAAATCTTGGGAAAAGCAATTAGAAGATCAAAAAACTGAAGCTCAAAAATTAGAAACTATGAGCGACAAAGAAAAGAAAAAGTATCAGGAAGAAAAAAGAATTAAAGAATTAGATGATAGAGAAGCTGCAATTACTCGTAGAGAATTGACTGCTCAAGCTAAAGTTCAATTAGCTGATAAAGGAATTCCAACTGAACTTGCTGAAATTCTTAATCTTACTGATGCGGAATCTTGTAAAAAGAGCATTGAAACAGTAGAAAAAGCTTTTCAAACAGCAGTAGAAAAAGCGGTTGAAGAAAAAATCAAGGGCAATGCTCCAATGAAAAAAGCAAAAGATAAAACATTAACTGATGAAGAATTGGTTTATCAAAAAATGATGGGTAAATAGGAGGATTATGAATTATGCCAATTAATACATTAGCAACGGCTACTTTATTTCAAACAACATTAGATAAAGTAGCAACTCATGAAGCATTAACAGGATGGATGGAAGAAAATGCTGGTCAAGTAATCTATAATGGTGGTGCTGAAATTAAAATTCCTAAAATGTCTTTACAAGGATTAGGAGACTACGATAGAGATAACGGATATAAACAAGGTTCTGTGACATTAGAATATGAAACAAGAAAAATGACACAAGATCGTGGCCGTAAATTCACGTTAGATGCAGTATCTGTTGACGAAACAAATTTTGTTGTAACAGCTTCAACAGCTATGGGTGAATTTCAAAGAATGCATGTAGTTCCTGAAATTGATGCGTATCGTTTATCAAAAATTGCAACAGATGTTATTGCAGCAAATAAAACAGGAATGATTGAATACGGTTATACTCCAGAGGAAAAAACTATTTTAAGAAAAATGAAAACAGGTATCAAAAAAATTAGAGATGCAGGATACAATGGTGAATTAATCATTCATGCAACTGGAGATGTTATGTTAGAGTTAGAAATGTTCCTATCAACAAAAATGCAAACAGCAACAATTTCAGTCGGTGGGATTGATTTAACTGTTCCAGCAATTGATAAGTGCGCAATTATTGAAACACCTCAAAATCGTATGTATACTGCCATCCAAATGAATGACGGTGAAACAAGTGGTCAAGAAACTGGTGGATATAAAAAAGGAACAAGTGCAAAAGATATCAACTTTATGATTATTCCTAAATCAGGTGCAATTGCAGTTTCTAAACAAGATATCATGCGTATTTTTGATCCTAATACAAACCAAAAAGCTAATGCATGGTCAATGGATTATAGACGTTTCCATGATGTTTGGGAAAAAGATAATACATTACCATTGGTTTATTTAAATATTAAAGATGCCGCATAATGGGAGGCCTTTTGAATGAAAATTGTTATTAATGGAAATGTTGAAAGAATTATTGAAAATGAAAAGTTAGAGAAGTATTTATCTTTAGGATATAAAGAGATTTCATCTTCAGGAACAAATGATAATGCATCTGGGAAGAAACCATTATCTAAAATGAAAGTTGATGAATTAAAAGCATTGGCTACTGAATTAGGCATTGAAAGTATTGACTCACTTAACAAAGATGAATTGATTGCTGTAATCAAAGAAGCACAAAATGGATGATAATTTTATTCAAGAATTCATGGATTTAACAGGAGAAGATAGCTATGATTTAGCTTCTTCTTTTCTTTTAAATGCTAAAAGAACAGTTTTATCCAAAACAAATCGTAGTGAGTTGATTGATGATCTCAATGATTATGTTTTAAAACTTGCGATTGTTCGATACAACAAGCAAGGAAATGAAGGCTTAAATTCTTACAATGAAGGTGGAGAAAGTGAATCTTATTTAAGTGAAGATGAAGTCCTTTCTGGTATTTCTAATTATCGTTTATCAGCTATGGCAAGGAGATTACAAAATGAAAAAAAGAAGTCTCAAGAAATTCCAACTGAAGAAGTATAAACCGTCTAAAGATGATGAGGGAAATGTTGTAGAAAGCTATGAGAAGTGCTCGCATGAAGATGTTGCTTTGATATGGCCATCTACTTCAAAACTTCAAGTTAAGCTATATGGTATGCGTGTAAGTGGCATCTTGAATATGCATTATTATGGCTCTCTAGCAATCAAAGAACATGACATGATTATTTATGAGGATATCAGTTATAAAGTCATTAGTATTCAAAATTTTAAGCGTTTTAAGGCTATAGAAATTGAAAGACTATGACAAATAAAGATTTCAATAATCTCATAAAGAAACTGTCTGAAATTGATTCAGAGGCAGGTCAAGAAGTAGCAATGAGAGCAGTTAAACAGGCAGGTGCAATGGTTCAATCTCAAGCTAAATTATTAATTACTAGTGATACAGGTGCTTTGGCACGTTCAGTTAGAGTTAAAAATGAAGTTAAAGAAGAAAGTGTTACATCAACTGTTTATACCAATTCAAAATATGCACCTTACTATGAATTTGGTACAGGTCCAAATGGAGAGGCTAATCATCAAGGTATTTCTCCAAATGTATCACCTCGTTATAGGCAAACTGGGTGGATGATTCCTGCTGATGCAATGACAGTTGATAAAGCTGAATCGTACGGCTTTAGAGTTGCTTATAAAAATGGTGATGTAATTGGTTATTACACTAAAGGACAAATGGCAAGACCTTTTATGTATCCAGCACTTCATGATCAAGAAGATAAAATTATAAAAAATACCGAAAGGTTATTTAAGAAAAAGCTAAAGGAGATTTGTAAAAAATGATAAATGTTAAGGATATCGTTTATAAAGAACTTTCTCAAAAAGTCAAAAATGTAAGTGATGCTTATCCTCAAAATTGGGCAGATTTACCTGCAGTTCAATATGTTGAGGAAGAAAACAAAGTTGAAGATTATACTGATGATAAAGAGCAATCTTCTTTCATTCGATATAGGATTGATATTTGGGATAACAAAAGCACTTCACAAACCGCTTGTGATGTAGATGAGGTAATGGCTGGTTTAGGGTTTTTAAGAACATATTGTTCCGACGTTCCTGATCCAAGTGGTTTAAAACATAAACAAATGAGATATGAAGCAATTATAGATTGCAATAAGAAATTTATTTATCACGCTTATTAAGGAGGTAAGAAATATGTTAGCAAATGGTGCAACATTAGAATATAAAGCAAAAAAGGGTACTCCTTCAGACTATACAAAATTAGAAGGGTTAAAAGAAATTCCTGAAATTGGTAGTGATCCTGAAAAAGTAGATAACACTACTTTAGCGGACAAACAAAAAGTGTATGAAATGGGAATTGGTGACCCAGGAGACATTTCATATAAATTCAAATATGACAATACATCTACAAACAGTCCATATCGTGTTTTAAGAAAACATGAAGAAGCTGGTGATACATTATCATTCAAAGAAACGCTAAAAGATGGAACAACAACTGAATTTGATGGCCAAGTCTCTTTAAAACGTACAGGTGGAGGAGTTAATGGAGTTATCGAATTTACGTTAAATATTACTGTATGCAGTGAAATTAAAATTACCGATCCATTAAATGCATAGGAGGAGTCAAAATGGGATTATTAAGTGGAAATACTGAAAATCAAAAAGAAGAAATTATTGAACCCGAAGTAGTAAAAGATGAAAAATCAAAAAGAAAACCATATACTATTTGGAAAGTTGATAATGAAGAATATAAGTTAAAATTAACTACTCAAGAAATTGTTAGTATTGAATCAAAAATTGGAACGAACTTATTATCGGTTATTTCAAAAACTGAAGATGGTTCAGTACCTCCTTTAAAAATCATGCTTTTAATTACTCATGGTGCTATGAAAAAATTCCATCATGGTATTAAAGAGCAGGATGTTATCACTTTATTTGATAAATATTGTGAAGAAGGAGGAAGTCAAATTTCATTTATGACAGATGTATTTATTCCTATCTATCAAGTAAGTGGTTTTTTCTCACAAGCTCAAGCGGAAACAATGGAAACTCATCTAGTGGAAGCAAAAGAGCAAATGTAGAATATGAGTATATAAGTGATTTGATTGACGAACTATATCCCATGGCATTGGATTGTGGAATCAGGTCGTCTTTATTTTGGAATTCATCCGTTCTAGAAATTACGGATTTAATGGAATCTTTTGAAAGAACCGAAAGAAGAAAGCAAAAACAAAGAGCAATAGATAACTATTATCTTGCTGATCAAATCGTTGCTGGATTTAATTTAGTGATGAATGGCAATGAAAATGGAGAAAATACTCCACACATGCTTTGGGATTATTATCCTGGTTTATTTGAAGAAGAAAAGAAATTAAGCAAACAATTACAAGAACAAGATGAATTAGAAAGAGCAAAAGCTGGTCGTAGAAGATTAGCAAATGCTATGAATAAAAAATTAAAAGGAGATGGTTAATAAGACACTAGAAGAATTAAAAGTTATCATCTCTGCTGAAACCGCAAAGTTTACTAGAGCTTTAAAAGATGCAACAAATGAAGCTAGAAATTCAGCTAACTCAGTTGAAAATTCAACAAGTAGAATGGGAAAAGCTGTTAGTGGAATTAAAGGTTTAGTTGCTAAAGCTGCTGCTGGTTTTGGCTTGTATAAATTAGGAAAAGAAGCAATAGAAGTTGCTTCAAATATTACGGAAGTACAGAACGTTGTAGATACAGCGTTTGGAGATATGAGTTGGAAAGCCGAGCGGTTTGCCAAGAACTCAATACAACAATTTGGTATGAGTGAGTTAAGTGCTAAGAAAACTGCTTCAACATACATGGCCATGGCTTCAGGTATGGGATTGAGTTCTGATAAAGCAAGTGATATGGCTATTTCATTAGCTGGTTTATCAGGAGACGTTGCTTCTTTCTATAACATTTCTCAAGAACTTGCGGACATCAAACTGAAATCAGTATTTACTGGTGAAACTGAAACATTAAAAGACTTGGGTATTGTCATGACTCAAACGAACTTGAAACAGTTTGCATTGAGTCAAGGAATCAAAACTAACATTGATGATATGAACCAAGCACAATTAACTACATTAAGATATAACTTTGTGATGCAACAATTACAAATGGCTCAGGGAGACTTTGCTAAAACAAGTGGAACATGGGCCAACCAAGTGCGTATCTTACAAGAACAATTTAAACAGTTATTAGGAATTATTGGTAATGGGTTGATTGCAGCGTTAACTCCTGCTATTCAAGTTATCAACTTTGTAATTGGTAAACTGATTACTTTAGCAAATGTTATTGCAGGTGTTTTTGGAAAACTATTTGGCAAAAAATCATCTAAAGATTCTGGTATGTCAGCAGTTGCAAATGATTCTTCAAAAGCTTCAAAATCTATTGGGAATATTGGAAGTGGATTGGACAACTCAAATAAGAAAGCTAAAAATCTTTCTAAAACTTTAAATACTATGACTGCTGGAATTGACGAATTGAACAGTTTAAATATAAATGACAGTTCAGGAGATAGCGGAAGTGGTTCTTCAGGAGCTGGTGCAGGAACTGGCGGAGGATATGATGTTGGATCCATTGACTGGGGTAATCAATTTGAAGAACCTGATACAAGTGGTGTTGATAAAGCTGTAGATAAAGTTATTAAAAAATTAAATGAATTGAAAAAATGGTTTACGAAAAATCAACCTATCATTCTATCTTTAATTGCTGGGATGGTTGCCGGATTTCTAACTTTTGAAACAATTATGAACTGGAGTGCGATTGTAGGTGTACTATCTTCATTACTTACACCATTTCAACTACTAGGAAGTGCAGTTGCAGTTTTTGTAGGAAGCATTACTGAAGGAAGTGGTGTGCTTGTTGGGTTTCAAGCAGTTTTCGGAACAGCAGCAGGTACAGCGGCATTTTTCGCAACTATAGTTGCAGCGGTTACTGCAGCACTTGTTTATCTATATCAAACATCAAAAAGCTTTAGAGATTTAGTTAATACTGCTGTTAAAGGATTAATTAATGTATTGAATAAATTATACCAAACAGTACTAAAACCGTTATTTTCATTTTTAGTGGATGTATTTAAAACAATCGTAACGCCTATAGCCTCGTTTCTTGCAAAAGTATTTGTAAAAGCTGTTGAAGCAGTTAGTAGGGTTGTTTTATCTATTTGGAACACCGTCCTTATTCCAGTAGCAAACTTTCTAGTGGATATTTTAGCTATTGCATTAGAAGGACTAATAGAAGTATGGGGAACATGGAAACCTGGTATTAAAGCTATTGGTGATGCAATTAACTGGATATGGGATAATGTATTAGTTCCAATTGCTGATTTTATTATTGGGTCATTTAGTGACACTTTTAAATCATGGGGTGATCTCATTAATAAATTAGTTCCTGATGTGGAAAATATATTCAAGGGCTTGATTGATTTCTTCGTTGGAGTATTTACAGGAAGCAATGAACGTGCATGGGCTGGTATTAGGAGAATATTTGAAGGGTTCTCAAGTTTCTTAAAAAATGTATTTGCTACAGATTGGACCAAATCTTTTGGATTGTTAGGCATTCCACTAAATTATTTTTGCTCAACTGTAACATCTATTTGGAATACGATTAAAGGAGTTTTCAGTGGAGTAGTGACATTTATTAGAGGTGTTTTCACTGGAAACTGGAAAGAAGCATGGAACGGTGTAAAAAAAGTATTTAGCAGTATAGTCAGTGGTTTTGCTGGAATATTTAAAGCACCAATCAATGCTATTATTAGTGGAATTAACAGCTTTATTGGTGGAATTAATAAAATCAAAATACCAGATTGGGTACCTGGAGTTGGTGGTAAGGGATTTAATATTTCTAAAATTCCTAAACTTGCTAATGGTGGTATTGCTTATGGCAACAGTCTTGTAAATGTTGGTGAATACGCTAATGCAAGAAGCAATCCTGAAGTTATTGCACCGTTATCTAAATTAAAATCATTACTTCCTCAAACAGCATCTAGAGAAGATGAACTTGAATTGATGAGAGAACAAAATGAATTACTCAGAGCACTTCTAAGTAAAGATAATGACGTCTATATTGATAGTCAAAAAGTTACTAAAGAAGTTAACAAAGTTAATAAACAAAAAGGGTATGATTTTGGATTTTCTTATTAGAGTGAGGTGATTTTATGGAAAGAAAAAAAGGTTTCATAAGAATTAATGGACAAAAAGTCCCTTATCCTGATAGGGGACTAAAATTAGTTCTTTCAACGCTTACAACAGGTGGAAGAAATAAAAATGGAAAGGTTGTTGCAACAAAGGTTGGACGTGATAATCATAAACTTGATTCATTACAATGGAATTGGTTGAGTGCTGAAGAATGGAGTAGAATTCTTAATCTAGTCAAAGGTTATTATATTGATGTTACATTTCCTAATATGCAAACAAATTCGCTTATTACATTGCGAATGTATATTGGCGATAGAACAGCTACTCCTTATTTTATTGATACAGATACTGATTTGCCTACCTATTATAAAGAATGCAAATTTAATATTATTGACGTTGGAGAGGTGGATTAAATGCTTACAGTAAGCGATCAATACAAAACTGAAATGAAAAATTTAATTCGCCCACAACCTTTTGTAAAAGTGGTTTATGGATTCGTTAATAATGAAGCTCATAAGTCAGCATCAGTTAATTTAAATACATCAATAGATATACTTGAGCAGTATGGAACTGTACCTAAAGATGTAATTGCATTTCCTAAAAAATTTAAATCTTTAGCTTCTTTTGAACAAGATAGAATGAAAATAGGAAATGACATGTATATCTATGATGATGCTGATGAAATTGCATATGATCGTATTTTGTCTGAGCATTTATGTAATTATAAAGGTATATTTGATGAAGTATCACCAACAGTTATGTTCAAATTTGCTCAATCACAAGATATCTATGGTTTAACAATAGATTTTGACATAGTCAATAAAACTTATTCAACCGATTTTATTATTGAGACAACAAATATCAGTGGTGTCACAAGAAGTATAAACGTTACAGATTGTGATAGTTTTGAATGGAAAAAAAGAGATTTAAGTTTAAATGGTATCATTGAAATGAAAATCATCATTAACAAATGGAGTGTTCCAAATCAAAGGTGTCGTATCAATAAAATAGACTTTGGTATTCAGTTAACTTTTGGCAATAAAGAACTAAGTGATAGCAGTTTTTCTCATAAAAAGTCTATAGATCTACTGTCTCTAGAATTGTCTTCGAATTCATTACAATTTTCAATTAATAATTTAGATCAAAGTTTTAATCCATTAAATCCTGAAGGGTACTGGAAATATACGCAACCAAAACAAGAATTAGAAGTATACTATGGTATGTTGTTAGAAAGTAATAAAACAGAGTGGTTTAAAGCCGATACGTTGTATTTGAATGACCAACCCAAAAGTGAAAGCTATAAGGTGACATTTAATTGTATTGATAGATTTAATTGTATGGAATTAGATGTTTACGGGACTCAAATAAGAGATGATTATACCAAAAATGGTATTACTTTATGGGATTTAGCAAACGCTATTTTTGATTTTTACTGGGAACAAACAAAAGAAACAGTAGAATACAAATTAGATGAATGTTTAAAAGATATTGTTACATTGAATCCTTACATGGAAGCAATTGATATCAAGCAAGCATTACAACTTATCGCTAATGCAGGACATTGTATTTTATATTGTGATGAAAATGGGGTTATTACATTTAAAAATGCAATAGATCCTAAAATTAGTTTTGATGACAATGGTCATGTGGAAATCAGTAATTTAAGACAAGCTTTTGAATCCACTAAATTACCACAGTATAGCTATGCATCTTTTCAACTAAATTACATGAATGGTGATGAAGAAAATATGATTATTGTTCCTGATAATTTGGATGAATTGGAACAAACAGGTTTTATTAGTGATAAGGTTTCTTTGGAAGATTGTAGTTTTCAAGAAAATCCAACTATTGAGATTTCTTATTCATTACCAACATCTATGTATGAAATTCCTTTGGTATTTGACAGTGTAGGAAATGAATATGCAACAGATTTTACTTTGAATTATTATTTAAAGAATGAACTTATTGAAACATTTAATGTAAATGACAATACTTCTGATAAATATACCGTTTTAAATAATGTTGATAGTTTTGATAAGTTAGAAATCATTATTAATAAATGGTCGAAGCCATTTCACCGTTGTGTGATTAATTCTATTGGTTTTGGTCGTGTTAATGATTTCTATTTAGATTATGACAATGCAATGGATGACCCTAAAATAACTAGTTTTAGTCAAATTCAAAGAATTGATATTAACTATTGCGATAAATATGAAATAGGGGATACACAAGAAATACAAGCTAATAGCTATAGTATAGATGGTAATAAAGCTATATTCAAAGTAAGCCATAGTCGAATAATCAATAAAAAAATTTATAGCAAATTTGATGATATTGAAATAGAAATAACAGGTGTAAAAATGATTTATGATTTTGCAACATACAGTGTCTTTGAAATGGATAAAAATAGCGCTATGTTAGGTACTGTTATTATAAAAGGACAAGAATTAAAGAATCAAACTTATGTTCAATCAATAGATTATGAAGAAAAAGGAAGCATTAAACAATTTAGTAATCCGTTAGTTTCTTCTATAGATGATGCACAACAAATATCTGATTGGTTGCATGATTATATTGCTAAAACAAATACCATCAGCATTAACTATCGTGGTAATCCTGAAGTACAACCATTTGATATTATTTATGCACAAAGTGACTTTGAAAAAGTAATGACTTGTAGAACGAAAAAGAATGAAATAAATTTCGATACTGCTTTGAGCGGTACGTGGGAGGGAATTAAATTATGAGTGTTTGGCAAGCACCTAAAACAAATTGGCAAAATGGAGACTATTTTAATTTATCTCCAGATTATCAAAGGATAAAAGGTAATATTGAATACTTGTATGAAATTTCTCAATTGCTTTATCCAAGTTATAAAATGTATGAGTTATATATGTATACGATAGATCAGTTCCCAAGAGCTGACTTTTTTAATACTATCGTTTATGATATAGATTTAATTAATTCGAACACTTTAGGCAAAAATAATCCATTATTTAAAACTATGAGAACCTATGTATCAAATGGAACTATATGGGATAAAGATGACTTAAATATCATTGAAGAAAATACAAAAATGCTTTTTAGAGAATTAAAAGAAAAACATTATGATAATGTTCCAAGACTTTCTATTAAGCTAGGAGCAAAGAAATTTTAGGAGATGAAGAAATGGCAAAATTCAAAACAAATTATAAAGATGAAATTCCTAAAGATGGTATAGCTCTTTACAATTTAACAAATGAAAGTGGAACAATTGTTCAAAAAAATGTGAAAATTGTACGCTCTAATGGAAATGATCAAGAAGGAGATTTATTTGGTGCTGCACAATTAAATCAAATATGTGAGGCATTAAATATAGCTTTGTTTCCGATAAGCGAAGGAGAAGGATATATTGAAGTAGGGACTTATGAAGAATATTTAAAAAGTTTAGGAAAATAGGAGGAATAAAATAA